AGCAGGTCAACGCCTCCAGGCAAAACCTTTACTACCTGCTATCGAACCTCGCAAACCGCGGGATTCAGTTTTGGTGCGTCGAGCAGACCATCATCGGCATGAAGGCCTTGCAGTACATCTACGACCTCCCTGTTGGGACCGTGGACGTGCGCAATGTGCTCTACCGCAAGACGATGAGACCCTCGGGCTCTTACACGTCCTCGGCTGGTGGCACGGTTGCTAATGCCTTTGATGAGAATACCGACACCATTTGCACACAAACCTCGGCTGGCGGCAATATCGCAATCCAGTACACCGAGGACACCTACGTCACGATGGTCGGTCTCCTTCCGGGTACTTCCTCGACGGTCAACTTGATCATCGAGTATTCCTCCGACGGATCGACTTGGAGCACGCTCAAGAACCCCGGATCGACGGTTTTAGTGGATAACGAGTGGACATGGTTCACGATCGAGCCTGGGGTATCGGTGCCCTATTACCGCGTGAGGGCCGTATCAGGCACCCTGGTTATGCGCGAGGTCTACTTTGGGACCACGGTAACCGATATACCGATGGCTAGGCTTAATCAGGACGACTACACGAACCTGCCAAACCGCAACTTCCCAAGCAATCAGCCCCTGCAATTCTGGTTCGATCGCAAGTTGGACCCCCAGGTTTACTTGTGGCCGGTCCCGAATAATAGCTTCGTGCAAATGGTCTGCTGGCGGCAGCGTCAGATCGAGGATGTCGGAGCCTTAAAGGACTCCATCGAGGTCCCCCAGCGTTGGTTCCCGGCCATTCAGGCCATGCTTGCCCATGCGATGAGCCTCGAGCTTCCTGACGTGCAGGAAAACCGCATCCTTTTGCTTGAAAAGTACGCCGAGAAGGCCTTGTACGACGTCGAGCAGGAAGAGCGCGACAAGAGCCCGATCTACTTCGCTCCGAACATTTCGATGTACACACGATAATGCCAAGATTCCTGGACACTCATGGTAATACGGTGCTGTCGATCGCAATATGCGGTCGGTGCAGCATGAAGAGGGCTTATGTGCAGCTTTCTTCGGACCCAAATTACCCTGGGCTGATGGTTTGCGATGAGGGGTGCAAGGATCAGTTCGATCCCTATCGACTTCCTGCCCGACAAACTGAGAGAATTACACTTCGGTGGCCGCGTCCTGATACGCCACTAACCGTAGTTGATGATGCGCTGATCACCAATCCGTATAACACCTCGATCATTTCGCCCGAGCAGGCGAATGTCCCGGTAAACGGTAACATCGACGGCCTGGAAGACTGATATGCCCAACTTGCGAATCTCTGAACTGCCAACGGGTAGCGCCATAACGGGCACGGAACTGGTGCCTGTCAGCCAAAACGGCACGACCATACAGACGACGACCGCGGCGATTGCAGGTTCTATTAGCCTTAATTACCCGTTCCTGACGGTTGGCAACCAACCTTTGCTTACCTTAAGTCGTCAGATCGGCGTGGGTTCCGGTTTAAGCATTACTGACGGTGGCGCTCAAGGGACGTTACAGATCAGCCCTTCGGGCGCTCTAGCCTCTTTGGTAAGTGCTAGTAATGGAGTCCTTACTAAGTCGGGCACGACGATTACAGCGAGGTCAATTGCGACCTCTGGAAGTGGTTTGAGTATTGCCGATGGCGATGGTGTTGCGGCAAACCCAACCCTTTCATTGGCGGGTTATGTTGCCCAGGTTGCCGGGCTGTCTTCTGGGACCGGTCTTGTAAGCAGGTCTTCTGGTGGCGGCGCTACGCTGCTAACGATTACGGGAACCGCAAGCGAGATTGATGTAGCAAGCGGCGATGGAAGCTCAGGCAATCCTATTGTCAGCATTGCTGATAATCCAGCCCTTCCAGGTGTTCAGGGTGTCATATTGCCGTCCGGCGCAACAGGCGATCGTTCTGTCTCTCCGACCAATGGAACGATGCGCTATAACACCACCACTCAAAACTTTGAAGGCTATGCCAATGGAGCTTGGGGCGCGATCGCTGCCGGTTCCGGCGTTACCTCAATTACTTCGGGTCTTGGCATCTCGCTATCGCCATCAACGATTACATCAACTGGATCGGTGGGTATCGACACTTCGGTGGTCGCAACCCTAACAGGCACCCAAACGCTGACCAACAAAACCATCAGCGGTTCGAGCAATACGCTTAGCAATATCGGTAACGCTAGTCTCACCAATAGCTCGTTGACTTACAACGGCGTTACAGTTTCGCTAGGTGGCGCTGGCACTATTACCGCCGCTAATCCCAATGCACTCACCGTAGGTACCGGTTTGCAGCTTGACTCCGGGACGACTTACGACGGCTCCTCCGCAAGAACGATCAGCATCGATTCTACGGTCGCAACGCTCACCGGATCACAAACGCTGACGAACAAAACGATTAGCGGATCAAGCAATACGTTGACCAATATCGGCAATGCCAGCCTGACCAATTCATCGCTCACAATTGGCACGACAACTATATCACTGGGTGCTACAAGCCTTACGCTTGCCGGTCTTACTTCAGTCGCCGTAACTGGCGACCCAACATCGGCACTTCAGCTTGCAACAAAACAATACGTTGATGCGGTTGCTGAGGGGCTCCATGTTCACGCCAGTTGCGCAGCAGCAACGACAGGAACGCTTGCGTCAATTACCGGTGGATCGGTTACTTATAACAACGGAACCTCGGGTGTCGGTGCGACGCTGACCCTTGGCGTGGCACTGACCACGCTTGATGGTTACACCCTACTTAATACCAATCGGATCTTGGTTAAGAACGAAACCAATCAGGCTCATAACGGTATTTATACCTGGGCAACTGGAGGCACGGTTCTAACCAGGGCGACTGATTTTGATACGCCCACTGAGATTGCGTCCGGCGATTTTACTTTTGTATCCAACGGTACCCTGTACGCCAATACGGGCTGGGTCCAAACCCAGCCTTGTGACGTTGTTGGTACTGACCCAATCATTTGGCAGCAATTTTCTGGCTCCGGCGCTTACACCGCCGGGACCGGATTGACATTGACCGGCACTCAGTTTTCTATTACAAACACGGGTGTCAGCGCTGCGACTTATGGGTCTGCTTCTCAGGTTCCAGTTTTTGCCGTTAACGCTCAGGGCCAGATTACAAGCGTCACAAACACCGCTATCGCGATCTCTTCAAGCGCCGTTTCTGGTTTGGGTACTATGGCTACGCAAAACGCGAGTAGTGTGGCGATTACAGGCGGAACGATTAACGGCACTACGATTGGCGGAACAACGGCCGCTGCCGGAACTTTTACAACGCTAACAGCAACAACAGGCATCTACGGAGGTGCATTCTAAATGGCACAGACTGGCTATACGCCCATTCTCATTTACGGAAGCAGCACCGCTTCGGCGACTCCGTCCGCTTCAAACCTAACCTCTTCCGCCAACGGTGCCGAGCTTGCGCTGAATTACACAGACGGCAAGCTTTACTATAAAGACAATACCGGTACCGTTCAGTTGCTTGCAAGTAAGGCCGGTGCATCAGGAAGCGTTACGTCGGTTGCCCAAACCTTCACGGGTGGCATTATTTCAGTGGCTGGCTCTCCAATCACCACGAGCGGAACGCTTGCCCTGACAGTGGCGGGAACCTCGGGTGGGGTTCCTTACTTCTCTAGCGCGTCAGCCTGGGCGTCTTCGGGTGCTTTGACGCAATACGGCGTTGTCTTAGGTGGTGGCGCAGGTGCTGCACCTACATCAACCTCTGCCGGTACTTCTGGGCAGGTTTTGACTTCAAATGGCTCAGGTTCACCCCCTACGTTTCAAACGGCTTCGGGTATTTCCACTGGTAAAAGTATCGCTATGGCGATGATTTTCGGGTTCTAAGGAATAGATCATGGCAAATCCAAATATTGTCAACGTCACAACGATCAACGGCAATACTGCGTATGTGACCCCTTCAACTACCAGCGTATCAACGTCATGGACTTGCGACGGTACGACTGCAATTACCGGCCTTACGCCCACAAGCTCTGGCAATGTGGTGAACCGAGTTACTCAAATTGTGGTCAGTAACACGACGGCAAGCGCGGCAAATGCTACGGTAGCGATTGCAAATAACGCTACGTTTGGTAGTGGTACGGCCTTCAACATTGCGTATCAGATCAGCGTTCCGGCTAACTCCACCCTGATTGTGGTTGACAAGACCACGAGCTTTTATGTAACGCAAAACCAGTCAGTTGGCGTCACTTCAGGCACTGCATCAGCTTTGACTTTTGTTGCCACGTTTGAAGCCATTACATCTACCTAAAGGCAACTGAGATGCCCATTCACGGTTACCCCGGTGGGGTCATTAGCGCCACTGCGCCTACAGTAAGTGCAGTCTCAGCTTCCGGCATTTGGACGTTACCCAAACAGCTCTATTACAACGCTCAAGGCGCTTGGCCCCCTGCTACCGTTGAATATTTGGTTGTTGCTGGCGGCGGAAGTGGTGGAGTAGACAATGCTGGTGGTGGCGGCGCTGGTGGCTTTCGTACTGGTACAGGTTTTTCTGTCACGGCTGGGACGACGTATACGATTACGGTAGGCGCTGGAGGCGCAGGAAATCCTGCTGCCGCAGATGGATTTGGGCTCAGAGGCAACAGCGGATCTGATTCTGTTTTCTCTACCATAACGTCTACAGGCGGCGGTGGTGGTGGTGGTTCTTCTAATTCCACCGGCTTGTCTGGCGGTTCCGGGGGAGGCGGCAGAACGGCGGCAGCTTCTTCTGATCCGTTAAATGGCGGTGCAGGTAACACCCCGTCTGTTTCTCCTTCTCAAGGCAACAACGGCGGCTCAGGATCTTATGGTCAACCATATGGCGGCTCCCCGGCATTTGCAGGAGGGGGCGGGGGTGGTGCAGGTGGTGTCGGTTCCGTTGGAACAACTTCAGCAGGGGGAGCAGGCGGCGCAGGGACGGCATCTTCAATTTCAGGTTCCTCTGTAACTTACGCAGGGGGCGGCGGGGGTGGGTCTAGAGGGCCGTATGCAGCTGGTGCTGGTGGCTCTGGCGGCGGTGGTGCAGGTGGTCAAAGTATGCCGGGACCAGCAACTTCTGGAACGGCAAACACGGGCGGTGGTGGTGGAGGTGGCGCGACAAGAGACGGAAGTCCTTATGATGCTGGTTCTAGCGGCTCCGGCGGCTCAGGCATCGTAATCGTTCGCTACTTAACATCTTCTGGCATTACCGCTATGGGCGGTGTCAAATCAACGAGTGGCAGCTATACCATCCATACCTTTTTGTCGTCTGGCACGTTTGAAGTGCTTGGCACAGGTTACAGCTACGTTTACCAAGAGTTCAAGGCTACTGGAACATGGACCGCACCGACGGGTGTTACTTCGATTAGCTACTTTGTGGTTGGCGGGGGTGGATCGGGAGCCACTTCAAACTCTTCCTCTAATCAGGAAGGTGCTGGCGGTGGTGGCGCAGGAGGACTTAGAACTGGGAATGGCTTGTCAGTTAGTGCAGGCACGACTTATACGATTACGGTAGGGGCTGGCGGAGCAGCAGTCAGCCCCAGTAATACGATTGGAAACGCTGGTTCAAATTCTTCAATTGGAGCACCTGCCTCAATTACTTCTGCCGGAGGTGGAGGAGGTGGAAATTCTGCCGTAAATGGTAATTCCGGAGGTTCCGGTGGCGGTGGAGGTGCTGGGGCACCTGGGGGTTCCGGAGGTGCTGGCAATACTCCTTCAGTGAGTCCGGCTCAAGGAAATAGTGGCGGAGCAGGCGCAAATGATAGTAGGGCTGGCGGGGGCGGCGGTGCGTCACAAGTTGGGTATGGGGGTTCTTCGGGCGCATCTCCGCCGTCGGCAACTGGGGGTGCTGGGGGTAACGGCGCAGCCATTTCCCTTTCTGGCTCTTCGGTAACTTATGCCGGGGGAGGTGGAGGCGGGGCTTTTGGAGGTCTTAGCGCAGGGGGTTCAGGTGGTGGAGGTGCTGGCGGGAGAGCCTCTCCTTCTACCGCAGGTACTGCGGGAACGGTAAATACAGGGGGCGGTGGTGGCGGAACAAGCTATACGGCTGCATCAGGTGGAGGCGGCTCCGGTATCGTAGGCATTGCATACCTCATGCCATCAGGTGGTGGCACAGCCATCTTTAATACGTCAGGAACGTGGACCGCTCCTCCGGGTGTAACGAGTGTGGATTACCTCGTTGTTGCTGGTGGGGGTGGTGGCGGATCGGCTGGCGGTGGTGGCGGCGCAGGTGGATTTAGAACAGGCACGGGATTTTCCGTAACTGCTGGAACAACTTATACGATTACAGTAGGCGCAGGGGGCTCAGGGGGCGGTGCTGGAGGAAATAGAGGCGGTAGTGGTACTGGAACCGTAGGAACATCTGGTTCCAATTCTGTTTTTTCGTCAATAACATCAACTGGTGGAGGCGCTGGCGCGTCTGAGGTTGGCGCTGGCGCTACTGGTGGATCAGGCGGTGGTGGCACTCATAGTTCTAGTAGTTATTCAACTGGTTATGCCGGAAATACCCCATCCACCTCTCCATCTCAAGGAAATGCAGGTGGCAACGGAAATAATGCTGCTGATCCTAATTCTGGTGGTGGAGGCGGCGGTGGTTCTAATTTAAGTCCTGCTGCAACCGGAGGAAATGGGAATACAACCGTTGGGGGCGCTGGCGGAGCAGGAACGGCTTCATCAATTAGCGGCTCATCTGTAACTTATGCCGGTGGAGGCGGCGGCGGTTTTCGTGGCTCTGGTACCGCTGGTTCCGGAGGCTCAGGCGGAGGCGGAAATGGTGCATCTTCAGCATTAACTGCGTCTTCTGGAACAGCTAATACAGGTGGCGGCGGTGGTGGTGGCGGTCACTTAAATAATCCGCAAAATCAAGGCGCTGGCGGTGCAGGCGGCTCCGGTATCGTAATTATTAAGTGGAGTTAAGATGGATTATCCCGGTGGCTTTATAACCAAGAATCCACCCACTCCAACGGGTGGGTTTACAGGCACGGCATCAGGCGTTTGGAAGTTGTCTACCGTGCTGAACTACGTCAAGGCAGGCACATGGCCGTTAGCCGGTGGCGTTACCGAAATCATCACATTTACTGGTTCGGCTACTTGGACCGCACCTGCAAACGTCACGTCGGTTGATTACTTAGTGGTTGCTGGCGGAGGTGGTGGTGGATTTAGTGCTGCTGGCGGTGGTGGAGCTGGAGGGTTTAGAACAGGCACTGGGCTTTCAGTAACCGCAGGAACAACATACACAATTACTGTCGGTAGTGGTGGTACAGGTTCTTCTTCGTCATCTACTAGAGGTAGTTCAGGATCAGATTCTATTTTTAGCACTATTACATCTACTGGTGGCGGTGGTGGTGGATCAATTGTTTCGGGGGGTCAGGGAACTGGATCTAACGGCGGTTCTGGAGGGGGAGGAGGCCACAATAGTGGTTCGGGCGGAAGTGGCAACACACCATCGGTTTCTCCAAGCCAAGGAAATAACGGAGGCAACGGTAATGGTGCTACCGGCGGAAATCCCGGATTAGGTGGCGGAGGCGGTGGTGCCGGTGCAGCAGGTGGCACTGCTGGAACTCCAAATGGTCCCGCCGGAGCAGGCGGCAACGGTACTTCGTCCTCAATCTCAGGCTCATCTGTAACCTACGCTGGTGGTGGAGGAGGCGCATTCAACGGGCCTAATACTGGACCGGGGGGCGCTGGTGGTTCTGGCGGGGGTGGCAAAGGTGGTGATACACCCTCTCCAAATCAGTCCGGTGTTTCGGGCACTGCAAATACTGGCGGTGGAGGAGGCGGTGGAGCAGATCCGTCACCATCATCTGGCGGCTCCGGCGGCTCAGGCATCGTCATCCTCAAATACACTCGTGGTGCCACAACAAGCCCTGCAATCTTCACAGGATCGTCCACATGGACTGCCCCGGCTGGCGTGACTTCGGTTAACTACCTCGTGGTTGGCGGTGGGGGTGGCGGAGGCGGAGCAAATGCCGGACAAAGGGGTGCCGGAGGTGGAGGTGCTGGTGGTTTTAGAACTGGCACAGGATTAAGTGTTACCGGGGGAACAAGCTATACGATTACCGTAGGTGCAGGTGGCCGAGGAGGAATTGCAGCCACGGGTAGTTCTGGAAGTAATTCTGTTTTTTCTACGATTACATCAGCCGGTGGAGGTGGCGGGGGAGGTTGGACAAGCAGTGCCAATACAGCCGCAGCCGCTGGAGGTAGTGGTGGCGGTGGCCCTGATGGTAATGGTGTGACATCTCCGGGCGGCGCTGGCAATACGCCTTCTGTAAACCCAAGCCAAGGTAGTAAAGGCGGTGATAATTTAGGAAATGGAAGCGGACAAGTCGGGGCCGGAGGGGGCGGGTCTTCTTCGGCTGGGGTTGATGTAGGCGGCACGCAGATTAATACAGGATCAAATGGCGGTTCTGGCACATCATCTTCGTATTCAGGCTCATCAGTAACTTATTCGGCTGGCGGAAAGGGCGGTGATCGCTCTCCCGGTACAAATGGAGCTGCTGGAACATCTAATACGGGGAATGGTGGAGAAGGTGCGGCAGGAGGCCCAGCACCAAATAATACTTCTGGTGGCGCAGGCGGTTCAGGTATCGTAATAATCACATGGAGCTAATTTATGCAAGAAAAGATCTATCGTATGGTTGGTATTGACACGGCAATGGAGTTGCTGCGTCCGGGTGCTAAATGGGAAATCTCAAACACGATGTTTACGAGATGGGAAGATCCACGACCATGCCCAACGATAGAAGAAGTTTTTGCAACGATTGACAAGATCCGTGCATTTGAAGATTCCATTCAGACCGTCTGGTTGCCTGAGCAATACGCTGCCATCAAAGGCCAAAATGACATGATCCAAAAGGCTATCAACGGATGAACATCCACAACCTATTTCCCATCCCAGTGGGGTTCTTTGACCTTGGCAGAGACCTGACCGAGGTCGAGCTTGCTTTCATTGAAGGCCAAGAAACCCGCAGCAATACGGGAAATCGCACCTCAATAAACAACAACATCCTTGAGACTGCTACGCTTGTGAATCTTAAGCAGTTTATGAATGAAAGCCTTCAGGTGTACTTCAAGGCCACCACAAACCCTAAGCACAATGCCGATCTACGCATGACGCAAAGCTGGTTGAACTACACCCAGCAAGGACAGTTTCACCACAAACATGCTCACCCCAATAGCTTTATCAGCGGCGTGTTTTATGCCAAGACCAATCCTGATGACCGTATCTATTTTTATCGCAGTGGTTGGCAGCAGATCAAATTACCAGCCGAGGACTTCAATCCGTATAACTCAGAGTCTTGGTGGTTTGAAGCAGTGACAGGGCGCTTGATTTTATTCCCCTCGTCATTGGAACATATGGTGCCGAATGTGCAGGGTAGTGATACCCGCATCAGTCTGTCTTTTAACACCTTCCCGATGGGTACGATTGGTGATGAGATGGAACTAACAGGCTTAAAAGTTGGTGTGTAATTTATAAGGAGTTTGTCATGGCACATTTTGCCGAGATCGATCAGTTTGGAAAAGTAAAGCGTGTCATTGTGGTTGATAACAAGGACACAGCAGATGCTCTGGGCGTTGAAAAAGAGCACATTGGCGCAGCCTTCTGCGAGAAGCTTTTTGGCGGTGTGTGGAAGCAAACGTCTTATAACGGCAACTTCCGAAAAAACTATGCTGGCATTGGCTACGACTGGGATGAAGCGCGTAACGCTTTTGTACCGCCCAAGCCTTTTAATTCATGGGTGCTTGATGAAAACACCTGCCAGTGGAAAGCACCGATCCCCATGCCTACTGACGGCAAGATGTATAGCTGGAATGAAGGCACTCAAGCTTGGGATGAAGTAGCACCGATGGCCGCATGATGGATGACAAAACCCACGAGCTAGCAGTCCTAAAAGCGCAAGCCAAGATACGGCTTGAAGAGCTAAAGGCCCAAGACTCTGCCAAAGAAGTTGCTGGTAAAGCGATTGGCGAAGATGGACTGCTGTACATCTTTTTGATTGTGCTCGTGGGCGTTGGCGCATCTTTATTTCTAGAAGGCGAAAAGATCGCCGCTGTTATGGGTCTTCTTGGTGCTTCACTTACTGCACTTATTCAAATGCTGAACGGGATTGCTGGCACTGCACCGAAGCAAGAAAAGCCTGAGTTTGAAGTCATTAAGGATCTCATCACCCGTTTGGACAAGCTTGATCGTGCCGAGCCACCCATGCAGGTCGATGTTGAAGGCTCCAAAGTCACAGTCAAGAAGGGTGCCGACATTGTGACGGCTAAGGGGTAATTATGTTTGAGCTTCTCTCTGGCGGTCTTTTAGGGTCTATCTTCGGGGGCTTGTTCAGGCTTGCCCCTGAAGTCCTAAAGTTCTTGGACAAAAAGAACGAACGCGCCCATGAGCTATCCATGTTTCAACTCCAGACCGATCTGGAGAAGATGCGCGGTGAATTTAAGATGGAGGAGAAGTATGTTGACTACTCTATCCAGCAGATGGACACGATTAAAGAGGCGTTTAAAGAACAGGCTCAGACTGCTAAAGAGGCAGGATGGCTTGCAAGTTTCATTACTGCTATTACACGCCCCGGTCTTACTTGGATTGCATTTGGCGTATATGTGGCTGTCAAAGTCGCGGGGTTAACGATTGCGTTTCAGACTAACGCTAACTGGGCTGAAGTCTTGACCAAGAGCTATGACGAGGATGACTTCGCCATGCTGAACATGATGTTAACGTTCTGGTTTGTAGGACGGTCTATAGAGAAATACAACAAATCGTGAATGAGGCTAAGAAGCTTTGCAAGGATGTACTAATCAAGCCTTTCGAGGGCTTGGCAAAGCGTTTGCCTGATGGACGAGTTCAAGCTTACCCAGACCCCGGAACCCGTGGACATCCTTGGACAATCGGTTGGGGTGCAACCGGCCCCGATATTAATCCCGGCACAATCTGGACGATGCAGCAATGTGAAGATGCCTTGGACCATCATGTGGAGTATTTTGTCCGAGGTTTGGTAAAGCTTTCCCCCAAAATACAGACTGCGTTGCCCCGACGCATTGCCGCCGTGACTAGCTGGGTCTACAATTGTGGCCTAGGGAACTATCGGGTTTCCACGTTTAAAAAACGGATTGATGCGGGAGACTGGGATGGTGCAGCAGACCAATGTATGCTCTGGAACAAAGCTGCTGGTAGAGTTCTCCCCGGTCTCACGCGCCGCCGTGCAGCAGAAGCTGCCTTGATGAGGTGATAGATGCCTTTCCTCAAGCTCAATTTTCGACCAGGGATCAACCGAGATCAAACTAGCTATTCCGGTGAGGGTGGTTGGTATGAATGCGACAAGATTCGGTTCTTTTCAGGATACCCCCAAAAACTAGGCGGGTGGCAAAAGACAACGCCCAACACATTTATCGGCACGTGCCGACAGATGTGGAATTGGATCACTTCATACAACGACAACTTGTTAGCTCTTGGCACCAACGTCAAAGCCTATATCGAAGTTGCAGGTACGTTTTACGACATCACACCACTACGCACTACCTTAACGTCACCAGCAACAAACAACTGTGTCGATACAACTAACACGTCCAGAGTTGTTAACATAAATGTCGTAGGGCATGGCTGCGAAACGGGCGACTACGTAACGATCTCAGGAGTAACAGGCTCTGGGTCTCCATCAGCTATTGGTGGGATTCCTATTACAGAGATCAATGCCGAACATGAAGTTACTAGGGTTGATGCAGATAATTTTACGATCACGGTAACGACAGCAGCTACGTCAACAACCTCCAATCAAGGGGGTACAGCCATATCAATCGCCTGCCAGATTCACCCTGGGTATGCAGCCACAACGTTTGGTTATGGTTGGGGTGCTGGTACGTGGAACGGTAATTTTGGGTGGGGTTTAGGGGCGGATCAGCCAATTAGTTTGCAGCAGCGTGATTGGTGGCTAGATAACTTAGATAACGATCTCATTCTGAACATCCGAAACGGTGCTATCTATTATTGGGAACGAGGCTCACTTACCAACCCAACAACGGCACTCAGTACACGCGCTGTCTTACTGTCCTCGCTCACGGGGGCAAGTGATGTGCCTAACGCTGCTATGCAGACCTTGGTTGCACAGGATAACAAACACGTTTTGGCTTTGGGGTGCCAGCCTTACGGCGGCACTGCTACAGATTTTGATCCGCTCCTTATTCGGTGGTCGAGTCAAGATGAGCCGCAAAACTGGACACCTTCTACGGTTACGTCTGCTGGGTTTATACGAGTATCGCGTGGCTCTAAGATTGTCCGTGGGCTAGCAACACGCCAGGAGATCTTGGTGTGGACAAATTCAAGCTTGTACTCTTTGCAATACACCGGTACGACGGATGTTTTTGCGTTACAGGAACTTGCCGACAACATCTCAATCATGGGGCCGCGAGCTGTAGCCACTGCAAACAACGTCACATACTGGATGGGGCAGGATAAGTTCTATGTCTATTCAGGTCAAGTGCAAACACTGCCTTGTACGTTGCGACAGTATGTGTTTCAGGACTTTAACTTCAACCAAGCCGACCAAGTGGTGTGCGGTACGAATGAAGGGTTTACTGAGATTTGGTGGTTCTACCCAAGCGAAGATTCAACTTGGAACA